AGATTCGTTGATAACTTTGTTAAGTTCAACGTTTGCAGCTAACTGTTCGTTTAGTTTTTCTTCTAGATCTGCTTTATCCTGTTCTAAAGAACCTAATACATCAAATTTTTCCTCAGGAATATCGATATAGTGTTCTTCAAATAGTCCTTTTAGACCAGAAACGAAGCCTTCAAGAATCTCAGACTTCATACCATTTTCAAGGGCGATTTCATTATTATTAATCCACTGCTCAACTACGTAGTTGAGGTATCCATCAACTTTTTCAACAAGTCCCTCTTTATTATCAGCTATAGCTTCTTCAAGCTCAGCTGCAAATTCTTCTTCAAGACGTGCAACTTCAGACTTAACACGTGTTACAATAGCTGCTTCAAAAATTGTAGCTGCTTTTGTCTTGAATTCTTCAGAAAGATCTTCACCATTAACTAATGCAGAAACATCTTCTGCAATATCAAATGTAGAGTATTCTTCATACTGTTCTTTCATACCTTTCTTTTTATATTTCTCAGCCTGGGTTTCATGATAATCTCGCGCCTCAGAATGTGCTATATCAGTACCATGATCTTCTTCATTTGCTGGATGAATATGGCGTTGCGGATGTTCTTCTGAATCATAATGAAAATTTACGGCTTGATCATGATGATTCGCCATGTGTGAATGATACCCATGCTTGTCACCTTTTTTCAAAGCTTCCTGTGCTTTTTTCTTATAACCAACTATTTCCTCAGAATGTCTGTTAAATTCTTTTGCTGCTTTAACTTCTTTTCCAATTGGACTTTTGTAACCCTCATAATCATCCTTATTTGTAGATATAGGGTCATGCTTAAAGTGTGCATTCTTACCACCTCCATCTACTGCTTCATCTAGTTTTTCTTCATCTTCTTCATCATCTTCTTCGTCTTCGTCATCACCATTTTTCTTAGCAATAGCTTTTTTTAGTGCTGGTGGCATTTCACCTTCAGCAACAATTTCAACGTCGTCTTCTGCATTTTCAGCAAAAGCTTCTGCTTCAATTTGAGTTTCGTCTTTATTAGACTCCGCTAAAATCTCTGCAATCTTTTGTTCGATAGACATGCTTATCTCCTATTTTAAGTATCTTTAATAAGATATTAATATTATTTATAATTATTTAATTTTCTTAAGAAAGTATTGAAACATTCTTAACTTTTGTTCTTCTAGATTTTTTAAAGAAGTCTTACGAATAATACTTTGAACTTCTTGTAAATCTTTTTCCACAAATTTTCCATCGACCATAACCCACTCTTTTGACTCCATAACACCTTCTACAAACGCATTAGGTGCAGACGGATCTGCAACAATATCTGCTGCAGTTGCTAGAGTAAAATCGTTTTGAACCATTGAAACACCACCTTTAGATGTAAGTGAACCCATACCACGAGATGAAACTCCAAGAGTTGCACCTTCATCAATAAGAGACTTAACAATTTTTCCATAAGGAGTGTCCATAATCTTAGCTTTACCGATAAAGTTATCACCTTCTCTGCGTAAAGATTTAATCATATGAGATACGCGATCTAGATTAATTGTAGGAGAGTCTGGATGTCCAAGCTCACCAAAAGCACGGTTCTTTGCTACATATTCTTCATTATATCGTTTAACTTCTTTATCCAATATTTCTGTAGGATAAACACGTCCATTACGATTCTTTAAATTTGATTGAAGGAATACGCCCTCAATAAAATATTCTTTTCCTTTACCTAGTTTTTCTTCAACTAGATATTTTACCTCTTCAGTATGTTCTTTTATTAGCTTCATCGATTAACTCCCTACTGCTGTTTCGTCATCATAGATACTAAATTGAGCAGTTTCAATCTTATTAGCGTATCCAGATATTTTACGTAATGTAAAATACGCTGCTACATTTCCAGTAACAGTTATTACAATATCTGATGTATTATTAGAAGATTCTGAGTATCCAGCAGCAAATAACATTTCATCACTACCAGTACAATCAACAACCATAACATTAACAGAATTTCTAACAATTGTCATAGTTGAAGCAGTATCTCCAGCCCATTGTATTGCACTAATATTAACGGTTTGTGTAACACCATCTAATGCTTGAGTTGCAGGTAATAACGTTGATATATCAATTGTACCAGAATCGTCTGCTCCAGATACTTTAACGACTGCTTCGGTATCGTTTAATTTAAGTGTTGTTACGGTAAGTGCCATTTATTTTTCTCCAATTTTATTCAGTACATGTACAAAGTTTTCTTTAGTTTGCCTCATATACTCTATTACTTCTGAATGTGTTTTAAATAAATCACTCAATTCAACTTGAGTCGATTTATTAATAGCTATAGTGTTATCATCTTCAAGTATGTAATCAATCTTACCTTCAATTATGGTATCTAATTTATTTAAACTACGAATCTCTTGAACTACAGGATCAAGTGTAAATATTTTAGAAGACGCTAATTCTAAGTATGATTCTATTAAGGTATCTGTTACTTTAACATTGTGATACTTGTTAATGATAGTCACTATTTTATTTTCTGATAACTCTTCATATATTTCAGTTCTTATTTCAGATTCTAAAGATTCTGTTTCATATTGTAATTTAAGACTATTTCTAGCTTCAGATATCTCAGTACAGTCAGAAAGAACTCCATCAATAAGAATTTGGTCATCCTCTGTTTTTTCAATCAGATGGCCATTAGATCTTAATTGTTCAACTATCTTATTACCAGATATGCCTTCAGATAGCTTTCTATTAAATTGGTTAAAATACATTATTATTTATTAGCTAATGTTGATTTAATTTTATCAACATGTTCTTTTTTGCCATCAATATAAATCTTAAATTTCCCACCCGCACGTGCATTACGAGAAGTTCTAAGCCCATGTTCAGCCCTTTGCCCATGAGGAATTGAATCATTATGAGCTTTAACATGTGCCATAATTTTATCATGATGTTCTTTACTATCAGCACTAGCAATATGTCTAGTGCCTGCCTTAATTGCTGATTGGGTCTCTGCAGATGCACCGCCGGTGGCTCTAAAGTTATCTAGGTCTTTTTTGCGTCGAGCAGCAGAGACATTTAGATGATGTTGGCCCCTGTCAATTTCTGCCTGATGTTTAGCTTGATGTTTTTTAAGGCTGTCTGAGGAGTTTGCCGCAAACATACCATGATCACGCTGTGAGGTGTGATGTTTAATGTGATTTTTTATGTCCCTTTCAATTTCTTTTCTAGTTTTTGGATCATGATCCGCATCCATAAATTTTTTATCATTTAATGCTGGGTGTAGCTCTTCAGTTGTATATTCAAGATCTTCAATGAACATATCTTCATCTTCAAATGTAGAGTATTCTTCATATTCTTCATACTGTTCTTTCATACCATTCTTTTTAGTAGCTGTATTAATACCTTTAGTTCTTCGTTTAATTACAGCGTTAGCAGCCCTACTACTTTTTCCTAACTCTCTTTTATAATCATCATCAGTACCGTCCCAATATGCGCTTGCTCGTTCTTTATCTATTGTATCTTTGTAAGCATGGGTATCTTTCTTATCTTTTTTTGCTTTGTCAAGATAAGAAGATAGTGTACCTTTAGATAATTCATCTAATTGATTAAAGTCTTCAGATTGCATGAAGTCTTGGATATCTTCAATTGAATAATCTTCAATTGAATAATCTTCTGTTCTAAGCTTATTTATTTCATAATCAGAACCACCACCAATTTCATCTGAATGTTTATTTTTTTTAATCCAATTATGGACCTTTTTATGATCATTATGTTTTAGTTGAATTGTTGCATTCCCTTCTGAATCTTTATAGTCTTTAACCTTAGCACTCAGTCCTGACTTAACTGCCCTCTTAACCATCATATCAACATGCTTTTTATGATCTACTTCCCCAGCATCGTAATGTGGTGCCTGATGTTTAATTTCATACGAAGCTTCATCTAGTTCTTCATACTGTTCTTTAAACATACTTTGTGCTAAATCTTGTCTCATACCATCTAATTTATCAGAAATACGCGTTGATAATTCTGTATTAAATGCTGTGTCGATAGCCATTGAATTTCCAGATTCTATAGCATCTATTAAATTCTTTACTCCGTTTGACATAACTATTCTCCGTTTGGTTGTGTACTATCAGGTTGGTCTGCTTGTTGTTCTCTATCTTGTTGCTGTTGATCTAGAGCTTCTAAGTCAGCCATTGCTTTTCTTTCAGTTTCAATCTGTTTATCAATATCTTTAATATCATCTTCAGATTGTTTTAATATATAACGCCTTACATAATCCATTGAATAGAACTTACCTAAATATGGTTCAACTCTTTGTAAGGTTTCCATTCTACCATTTAATACTTCTGCTTCTTTTAATTCAGAGAAGTGATTATCTTCTTGGAAATCAAATCGTATATCTTGTACAATTTCATCCCATTCATCCGCTCTCATAATACCTTTAACAACTAATTGTATTTTAAGAGTGTCTAAAAATACTAAAGAAAATCTACGTCTAATACGTTCAATAAACTTATTAAATTTAACTTCATCTCTTGTTATTTCATTTGATCTACCAAGACTGAACCCTTGTTGTGGTTGTAATCTTGAAATAGGTACATTTAATGCTTGGTATAATTTAGTTTGGAAGTATTGAATATCAGAAATTTCTCCAAGGCTTTGTCCACCTGGTAATGTAGTAATTTCTGTACCTTTGCCACCTTCTCTACGAGGCATCCAAAAATCTTCCATCATACTTAAATGTTTACGATCATCTCTTACTTCGCCAGTAGTAGCATCGTAAACTACTTTATTTCTAAATTTATTCATAATATCGTTGACATACTGTTCTGCCTTCATCTTAGGAAGGTTACCAACGTCAACATAGAACACTCTTCTTTCTGGTGCCCTTGAAACTCGGTAGATGACTAAAGCATCTTCGATCATTTTTAATTGATTTACTGGTTTAATTGCTTTATGTAAATGACCTAACATCATATTTGTGTTAGAATCAGATAAACCAGAAGGAGCATAAACTACAGAATCTAAACTGAGCTTAACACCTTGTGTTGTATTTTCATTAATGCCTTTATCATGATAGACATAGTATTCTTCAACAGAAGCTACTACTTCTACACCTTTAGCATTCTTTTCTTTTTTAACATTTTTAATCTTACGGATTTTTCTAGGATCTACGTATCGTAAATCAGCAATCCCTTTTTTAAGATTATTTTCATCTAATAATATGTGATAATATAGTCTACCATCAACATACCATGACCTAAACATGTCATGACCTTTTTGGTTAAACTTATATAATTTTAATACATTTTTAAATTCTTCACGAATTTTATTTTTAATAGATTCAGATAAGTCAACATCATCTAATACAACTTCAACAGGAGATTCGTCTGAATTAGCTACAATAGATTCATTAACAATATCTTCAATTGCATTATCGCAATCAGAGTATTGTGCAATTTCACGGTATCTTCTTATTAAGTCATTTTCGTTCTTAATAATACCTTCAATGTCAACGGTCATGCCATAATATCCGGCAGTACCTGATGTCATCATAGTTGAACCGTCATCAACTGAGGGAGCTACAATCGCTCCCTTAGATTGAATCTCTTTTTTCTTCTTTATCTCGAAGCCAAATATTTCCATAATAAACCTTTTATAATAAATCCACTACTATAGAGGTAGTGGGAATGTACCAAGTGGAGTATCTACTGATACATTAACACCAAAGTCAGAACCTTGAGTTGATGTATTTGAAGTCCAGTAGTTGTATGTCCATTCGATATCAAATGTTTCAATAACGTTATTTGCGTCATAGTCAAGTTGTACTGGAGAGATAGCTGTTGGATAAGCATCTCTAAATGTGTACGACTTAATAGCAGCACCATTTCTATCTAACTGAGTTACCAATAAATCTACTTGATAATCAGTTGGATTAGTACGACCATCTGTTTGACTGTGATTCATAATACCGTCTGACCATTGCTCTAATGCATTTCTTACTGCAAATGATACATCGTTATATACAGTAATTGCCCAAGGTATAAATGTTCTTTCTCCTGCAAAGTTTACTTGCCGTCCACGATAGAAGACCTGAGTATTATCTATTGTAGAGGCTGGCAATTGAGCAGCCTTACAAAGAAACTGAGATCTAATACCAGTTAGTGAACCAGCAGAAACAAATGAAGGAAAAGATAAATCTACACGGAACTGATTGGGACGTGCTCCGCCCCCTGTCATCTGTGCTTTAAAATCGCTAATATTTGCCATTTTCTTTCCTTTTAGTTACTCTTTATTATTTATATGTTATGCACCAATCTCTTCAAAAGAAACTGAACTTCTTGCAGCAACGAAGTTAAGACTAATGAAGTTAATTGAGCGGGTAGGTTTAATAAAAATATCAGCAACGAATTCGTTACGATCGATAACTTCACCAGTATTATTTGAATCATCACATTTAACTCTGAAATCAGTTACACCACGTCTACCTTGTACATCTCTAAGGAATGGTTCAACTAAATTCTTAAACTGAGCTCTTGTGAAACTGTCGTTAAATTCAAATAACTGGAATTTAGCAGCAGTAGCAATTGCTTTTTCTAAAACAATAAACAGTCTACGTACGTTAATACGATCGAATGCAGATGGTTTAGCTAATAGTGTTTTATCACCAAATAACACTGTACCTTGACCTGGGAAAGCAACAACTGGGTTAACACCTGCTTTATACAGAGTATCTCTTTCAGTTTTACCTGGATTAACAGCTAGTTTAACCACGTTCTTAATTTGACCACGGTTAAGACCACCTGGTGACCACCAAGCATCATTAGTAAAATCAGTTCTAGCACAAAGACCAGCTATGTCACCATTTAATGGAACATATCTATATGTGTCATTGTATCTATCATACTGGTATTTATAACCAGAATCTAAAACAGCATATGAAGATGAAGGTAGAGCATTTCTATATGTAACTAAAGCATTAGCTGCAACAGATCCGCTACCAGTAATTACATCACCAGATAATGTATTTTGTGGTGAAACAAACACTACACAATCTTTTCTAACTTCTGCAACGTTATTAATTACATAAGTTGCAACAGTTGCTGAAGCTTTACCAATTGGAAGCAATGAAATATCATATAATTCATCGTTAGCAAATATAGCATAAGCAGTTTGTAATTGGCCATCAGTAGAAGTTAAATCATCTACACCACCAGTTAATGAAATTGATGAAACTGCTGACATATCTTTAAAGTCATTATTAGCTGCAGTTAATCCCCAATTTACACCAGTACCAGAACCACCTGTTGTTGTAGCAACACCTGTAGTGTGATCCATCCACCAAATATATTTTGAATTTGCATTAATTACATTTTTGTAATAGTTGTTTGAACCATCTGATTTTTTAGCATCAGACGCTTTAGAAACATATGAAAATCTTTCTAAGATAGTACCAGCAGTACCTGTCCATAATCCATCTTCATCAATAACAATGATATGTAATTCATCATTACTACCACCAACTGAAGATACATATTCTGAAGTAGAAGGAGCTGAATCAAATTCTGCTTCATAATTCCAACCAGTATAATCTTGTGAATCTACCATTTCTACTTTAATAGAATTTCCTAGAGCACCTGCAAATTTAGCAGCCCACTCACCAACAACACCAGCACCATTGACATATGTGTCATTGTATTCATCAAAGTTTTTAATTTTAACACCAGCAGTAGCTACAGTAGCAGTACCTTCTGCATCAGTACCAGCAGAAGCATCAAATGTTATTGTTGGAGGTGAAGTGTATCCAGAACCAGCAGTAACTATAGTAATATCACCTACAGCATCACCGTCTAATACACAGGTTGCTACAGCTTGTACACCACCTGAAATATCAGGAGCACTAATTGTAATAGCAGGAGCTGAAATATAAGAATCACCAGGTTGTGATACAGTAATTCCAGTTAAAGCTCCTGTTTGTGTTGCTACTGCATTTTTCGTATTAGTTGAATCTGATCTAACAACTAACAGATTATTTGTATATGATAGGAAGTTAGCTGCGGTAAAGAACGATTGAGCATTAGCTGAAACAGGTTTACCGAATCTCTCTACTAAAACATTCTCTGATGAAATAGTAACTGGATCTTCGATAGGACCCCATTGAAATGCACCAGCAAACGCACCGATCGACGTAGACACTGCAGGGACAATTGAAGTCAAGTCCTGTTCTGTTACGGCTACTCCTGGAGATAATTGAAACGCCATTGTGTTTCTCCTTAATTAATTGAACTAGAGTTACCTCTATATATGTTATTTATATATATTAAAAATTCATTAAAACTTCTTCAGCGGGATCATCTTGACCATCATTTACAAATCCAAATGGGGTCATTTCATCTTCTATTTGTTTAATCTGAGACTCATACATTTCTTGTCTCATATTAACATTATTTAGATCTTTAAAATATGGGTTAGATGTTAACCAACTAAATAAAACTAATGTCATAACTAAATCATCATTATAACCTTCATCGGCAGAATAAGACCCTCTTCTTTCAATAAACGTTGATATTTCAGCAATGGTGTCTGCATCTTGTATAAGTAACTTATTCTCTTCAACCATTGATTTAAAATTGGAACATCCAATTCTTTTTACTTTTTTATCAGTTTGAACTCCTAATTGAGTTTGACCTCCGCCAAAACCACCAGAAATCACTTGACCATTAGAACCTCTATTAACAAAAAGTATATTTTCATACTCTAGTTCACTGTATAATATAGAAGGTACTTGTTCACTAGAGTTAATTTCTATTAAAACGTATGCTGTATTATATTCTTTTGCTATTTTGTGTATAATAGTTGGATATAGCAACGGACTAATTTTATTGTCTCTATATTTTGCTACTTGTACATATGGTACTTGAGATACATCGATAATATTAAATGCAGAATAATCAGCACCAACACCTTTAGCTGTATCAACCACCATAACATAGGTGTGATCTTTTACAGGTTCATCGAATACATCTAATCCATCTTTACTATATTTATAATCTTTAGGTTTTAGCTTTGATATAATATCAGCACTAATTAAAGTTAAACTTGAACCGAGAAAAGTACATAACACTTCTTGGTTA